TAGCTGAAGATGCTACTCCTTTTAAACTAGATGTTGGTTCAGGAGACTATTACTTCTCTGAAAATAACTTCTTACCTTCTGGTGGTAATGCTATTAGCTTTACACAGTATTATAGAAACGGTAGTTCAGGTTGGACAACCTCTGTAACTGATACAGTTAACAATACAAACTATGATAACGGTACAGGAACATTAGCATCATTAACTGCTGGATATGTAACTAAGCATACATTGTATGTTGTAGGAGAAGGAGTGGATGAGAAATACTTCCTTGTATTAGGACAAGCTCAATACTCAAGTGTGGTATTAGCAGAAGGTGCTGCTTTACCTTTGCCTCCTACATATTTTATTGATGGTGTAGTTTCTATTGCTTCTATATACATACAGCAAGGAGACGCTAACATATTACAAATAGAAGACATTCGTCCTGTAATTGGTTTCAAAGCTAGTGGTGTAAGTGCTACAGCTGTACACGGAAACTTATTAGGACTATCGGCTGATGACCATACACAGTATCTTCTTGTAGATGGTACAAGACAGATGGCTGGTGATCTTGGTCTTGATGGTAATGATCTTTACAATGTAACTAATATCACTGCTAGTGGTTTAACTGATACCAATACACTTAAAGTAAGTGGTTTAGCTAATGACAATCTGCAGACAAGATTTGTTGTTTCTGATAGCGCTGGTAACTTCTATTATAGATCAAGTGGAGCAGACGGTACAGCAGGAACTGCAGGTACGGCAGGCACAAGCGCCACTAGTGGTGCAGACGGTGCAACTGGTACAGCTGGTACTTCAGGATCAAGTGGTGCAACAGGATCAAGTGGAGCTACAGGAACTGCTGGTACAAGCGCTACATCTGGAAACAATGGTACTAGCGGAACCAATGGCTCATCAGGCACAACAGGAACATCTGGAACTAATGGGACTTCAGGAGCTAATGGTAGTAGCGGTACTAGTGCTACGTCTGGTGTTAACGGAACTAGTGGAACTAACGGAACTACTGGTACTAGTGGCACTAACGGTTCATCAGGAACTGCTGGATTAGGTGGTACTTCTGGTACAAACGGATCTTCTGGAACTACTGGTACAACTGGAACCAGTGGTGCAAATGGTACTTCTGGAACTAGTGCAACGTCTGGTGCAAACGGTACAAGTGGAATTAACGGAACATCTGGAGTAAATGGTACGTCAGGAATAAATGGAACAAGCGGAACCTCTGGAACAAACGGTACATCAGGCATTACAGGAACTTCTGGTACGAACGGAACTTCAGGTACGAATGGAACAAGTGGTAATACAGGTACAAGCGGTACTAATGGAACATCAGGTGCTGGTGGAACAAATGGAACTAGTGGAACTAATGGTACATCAGGAGTAAATGGAACTTTTGGTACTTCAGGAACAAATGGTACATCTGGTGCAAACGGTACAGATGGAACAGCTGGTACTAACGGGACCTCTGGTGTAAGTGGTAACGGTACAGGCGGAACGTCTGGTACTAATGGTACAAGTGGTGTTAGTGCTAGCCCTGGTGGAACAATAGGAGAAGTTCAATACAATGATGGTGCTGGAGGGTTTGCTGGTGCAGCAAACGTTGATATAAACAACGGATACTTATCATTGATAGACAATGGTGTAACTCCTACAGCTCCTCCTGCAAGTAACATGTTATTGTTTAGTAGAAGTAGAGGTGGTCGATTGGTTCCTGCTTTTGTTGGACCTGCTGGTTTAGATACAACTTTACAACCTGCTTTATTTGGTAACACTACATTTGTATGGTTACCAGGTACTGGTACAACTACTGCAATTAACTGGGGATCATCATTTACAGCAAGAAACTTAGGAACTGGTGCTGCACAAGCTACCCCTGCAAGAGCATCTACAAATGCTATTACATCAATGAACCGTGCAACGTTTGGTACAGGTACCACTGCTACTGGTGCATCAGGTATTCAAACTTCTAACACTGTAGCGTGGAGAGGTAATGCTGCAGGACTTGGAGGATTCTTCTTCTTTGCTCGTTTTGCAATAGAAACATTTGCATCAGATATGAGAGCGTTTGTAGGACTATCAGCAAACAACGCTACTATGGCAGCAGACCCTTCTACTTTTGCTAACACTGTAGGAATTGGAAAAGATACAGCAGATTCTACTTGGCAGATCATTACAAGAAGTGCTACTACGTTAACTAAAACAAACACGGCTATCACTATTAATGCTACAGATATATTAGACTTCTATATGTTTGCTACTCCTAATGGAAGTAACGTAACGTTCAATGTAAGAAATGCTGTAACAGGGGCTACGTTATATGCAAATACAGCACTAACAGCAAACTTACCTGCCTCCACCGCATTCTTGTACATGCAAGCTCATACACAGTCTGTAACAGGAACCACTGCTAAGCTTTTAGCTCTTAATAGAATGTACTTAGAAACAGATTTATAATCAAAGTTAAAACATGGCTAAGAATAAGAATTTAGCGGAACTGATTAATTACGTTGATGCCAGTACCTCTGGTACATCTGGCAGTGACGTTGTTGTACATGCTCATGGATCCTTAAAGCAGGATGTAGTTGTATCAGCTGTAGTAAAGGCTGGCACATCTGGCTTATTGATTCCTGCTGTACAGAACACAGACTATCAAGGTCCAATCACTGTCACCTCTACTGGTACATCAGGAGCTGCAACGTTAGTTGGTAATACTCTTAATATTCCTCAATATCAAAACTCTGGTCCTGGTGGAACTTCAGGTACTGGTGGATCATCTGGTACATCTGCAACTGCAGGTACATCTGCTACTAGCGGATCAGCAGGAACAAGTGCTACTAGTGGAACGACAGGTACATCTGGCACTAATGGTTCATCTGGTACTTCAGGTACTAATGGTTCTAGTGGCACGTCAGGTACATCAGCATCTGCTGGTACATCGGGCAGTTCTGGAACAAGTGGCACAAGTGGTAGCTCTGGTCTTTCAGGCGATAGATATGCTACAACATCTTCTACAAGCTTTACATTAGGTAATGCTGGTACACTCACTGTAGGTTTAGGATTAGCGTACACAGCATCTCAGAGTATTAATATTTCTATCAGTGCTAGTAATCACCAAACCTCTGAGGTAATCTCATATAACTCTGGTACAGGTGCATTAACATTTGGAGCACCTACAGACATTGTAGGAAGCGGATCAGGTACATCTTGGATAGTTAACTTAACAGGAGCAGCTGGAGGAGATGGTTCTTCGGGAACTTCAGGTAGCTCAGGTACTTCAGCTAGTTCTGGTACCTCAGGGACTAACGGTACTGCTGGTTCTTCTGGTACCAGTGCTACTAGTGGATCTAGTGGAACGTCTGGTACAAATGGAACTTCTGGAAGTAGCGGAACCTCTGCAACAAGTGGATCTTCTGGTATTTCAAGAACAGCAGGAACATCTGGTACGAATGGTACAACTGGAACATCAGGTACAAATGGTACTAGCGGTAGTTCAGGCACAAGTGCAACTAGTGGTAGTTCTGCAACATCTGGAACAAGTGCATCTAGTGGATCTAGCGGTACTGCTGGAGTCAATGGTACAAGTGGTAGCTCAGGCACATCAGGTACAAACGGTACATCAGGATCTAGTGCGACAGCTGGTACTTCAGCATCTTCTGGATCATCAGGTACTACTGGAACAAACGGTTCGAGTGGTACTAGTGGCACAAGCGCATCTTCGGGTACGTCTGCATCATCTGGTACGTCAGGTTCTTCAGCTACAGCTGGAACTAGTGGATCGTCTGGAACATCTGGATCTTCTGGTGTAAGTGGCAGTAGTGGAACAAGTGGAGCATCAGGTACATCAGGAAGTAGTGGCACCTCGGGTACTTCAGGTTCTTCAGGTGTAGGAACATTCTCTGGTACAACAAACTATGTTCCTAAGTTTACAGCAGCTACTACATTAGGCGATAGTGTAATTTATGATAACGGAACCGCTGTTGGATTTTTTACAAATGCACCAACAGCAGATATTCATTTCAAGGTTGCAAGTAATTTAAGTATTAGGAATGAGGCAACTGGAAATAACTCTTCTGTAACTAAATATGATCTCATGTATAATGCAGCTGGTGTATCATACGATTATACTACTGACATTGATCCGAGTTATTATCTTAAGACATTTTATCATCCTGTAGGATATATTGGACAAAATGGTAGTTCCACTAACATTATGTATTTTAATACAGGTTATGATACTGCCACCCTTCAAACATTATCGTTCCAACTAAACGGATATAATAAATTTGAATTAAAACAAAATGGAGAAGTAGTTATTGGAGCTGATCAACAGGCTACAAGTGTATGGACAAGTTATCCATCTGTACTACGAGGACCTCAACCAGGTACATTTGCAACAGATACTATTGGTGGAAACTTAACAATACAAGGCGGAAGAGGTACAGGTACAGGAGTTCCTGGAGATGTAATCATTAAGACAGGAACAGCTGGATCAACTGGTACTACTTACAGTACTATGTCTAATAGAGTTGAGGTAAAAAGTAATACAGGTCAAGTAAAATTTAATAACTATACATCAAGTACATCTTTTACAGGAACAGCGACTGCTTTATTAGCAGTTGATTCATCTGGAAACATTATTACTAGAGCAACTACTACAGGTTCTTCAGGTACTTCTGGAGCAAATGGTGCTAACGGATCCTCAGGTACGTCTGGTGCAACTGGTGGAACAGGTAGTTCAGGTACTTCGGGATCATCTGGTCAAGGAACTATCTCAGGTAGTACAAACAACATTGCTAAGTTTACTGGAACTACAACCATTGGTAACTCTATTGCTACAGATAACGGATCTACATTTGCTGTAAGTGGTGCAATCACTGCTACAGGAGATGTTACAGCATTCTCTTCTGATGAAAGACTAAAAGAAAATATTGTAAACATCCCTAACGCATTAGATAAAATATTATCTTTAAATGGTGTTACGTATGATTGGAATGAGAAAGCATTGGCATTTGGTTTTGTTCCTGATAACAGAAGACATGATGTTGGATTAATAGCTCAACAAGTAGAGGCTGTACTTCCAGAAGCTATAGCTCCTGCACCATTTGATACAGATGTTGATACAGGAAAATCTATAAGTGGTGATAACTATCTAACAGTTAGATATGATAAACTAGTTGCTCTATTAATCGAAGGAGTGAAAGAGCAGCAAGCTCAGATCGATGAATTGAAAAAACTATTAAATAAATAACTATGGCATTACCTTCTTCAGGACCATTGAGTATTGGTCAAATTCGTACAGAATTAGGTTCTGGTAGTGGATCTTTAAGAACATTGAGTTCTTTAGCAGGAAAATCAACACCTGATTCTATATCTGAATTCTATGGATATTCATCTTGGAGTGCCAGTGGAGGAAACTCAACCATTAACTCAGGAGGATATAGAGTACATGTGTTTACAAGTTCTGGAACTCTTACAGTTTCAGGAAGTAAGTCTTGTGAGTTTCTTTTAGTTGGTGGAGGTGCAGCTGCTTGGTATCGTGGTGAAGCTGGAGGAGGTGGATCTTTTGATGGATCTGGAGGAGGTGGTGCAGGTGGTTGGGTAAACACAAGTGTTACTGTAGGTAGCAACGTAACTGTTACTATTGGAGGAGGAGGAACAGGTATTCAACAAGGAGCTCAATCGGGTCCAAATACACAAGGAGGAAACACAACTGTTTCTGGCGGAGCTAATTTAACAGCTACTGGTGGAGGTAGAGGAGGTAGATTTAATTCATATGATGTAAATGGATCGGGTCCAGGAAATGGTGGTTGTGGTGGAGGTCGTGGACGTGGTGGATACGGTGGTGTTGGTGGATTAGGATCTCAAGGTGGAAACGGAGGTTGGAGAACTGGTTGGACAAACGGTAACGGACCTGGTGGTGGTGGAGGAACATATCAATCTGGAGGAAACGGATCTGGTGGAAATCAAGGTGGTGGAGGTGGAGCTGGTAATCTTAATTCTTGGTTAGGATCTACTATTCGTTTAGGTGGAGGTGGTGGTGGAAGTTCATATACAGGAACAGGAGGAGCAGCAGGAGCTGGTGGTGGAGGAGCAGGTAAAGCATATCCTCCTTCAGGAGCAGTGTTGTATGGTGATAATGGTTCTGCTAATACTGGTGGAGGCGGAGGTGCTGAAGGTGGAGCAGGTGGATCAGGGATAGTTTATATTAGATATTTATTGTAATTAAGTATGGGACATTTTGCAGAAATAGATGAGAATAATATTGTATTAAGAGTAATAGTAGCTGAGCAAGACTTTATTGACTCTGGAGCTGTAGGCGATCCATCAAAGTGGATTCAAACTTCATATAATACAAAAGCTGGTGTTCATACATTAGGAGGAACTCCTTTTAGAAAAAACTATGCAGCAACGGGAATGATATGGGATCCTGTAAGAGATGCATTTTATGGACAACAACCTACACCAAGTTTTACATTTGATGAAGAAACTTGTACATGGCAATTCCCACCTAAACCAGTGAATGATAATAGAAGATATACATACAATTTTGCAGCAGATAAGTGGGAATTATTATTTAATCCTAAACCTTATGAGTCTTGGACTTGGAATGAAGATACATACTTTTGGGATCCACCTATTCCTTATCCTGAAGAATATAGTACCACTGAGGAACCTCGTTATATGTGGGATGAAGAAAACCTGAATTGGGTATTAAAGTAAATTTTATTTACATTTGTTATTATATAACTACATGTATGACAAAGAAAGTTTTCTATAACGCATCTTTACCTAGATCAGGATCTACATTATTACAAAATGTATTAGCACAAAATCCTGATCTCTACACAAGTCCTACATCTGGACTATTTGATATACTAACAGGTACAAGAAATGTATATACTAATACAACAGAGTTCGTTGCTCAAGATCAATCCATTACAATTAATGGATATAGAAGCTTAGTAAAAGGAGCATTGTATGGGTATTATGATGGAATTACAGACAAACCTTATTCCATTGATAAGAACAGAAGCTGGATTGGAGAATATAAGTTTATAGATGCGTTTGATCCAAACCCAAAGATCATATGTATGGTGAGAGACTTACGTAGCATCTATGCATCTATAGAAAAGAAATACAGAAGTAATTCGTTATTAGATCATGAGCTTACTAATTGGCAAGACTTACGTGGTGTAACTACATACAAAAGAGTTGTTGAGCTTTCTACATCAAGGTTAATTTCTACATCAACTGAATCTATCTATCAGTCAATATTGGAAGGATATGATAAGAAAATTTTATTTATAAAGTTTGAAGAGTTTTGTATCGATCCTATTTCACATTTGAAAAAGATTTATAAATACCTAGAGCTACCTTACTTTGAGCATGATGTAAATAACGTTGAACAAGTTACACATGAGAATGATCAATTATACGGATCGTTTGCAGATCACATTATTAAGCCAACCATAACTCCTTTACAAGAAGACTATAAACATGTTCTTGGTTTCCCTGTATGTAAATTAATTACAGACACATACGATTGGTACTATCATCATTTTGATTATAAAATATTTTAGAATGATTATTGTATTATTTGGTCAACCAGGTTCTGGTAAAACAACCCTTGCTAAAGAGCTATTGAAGTATGATAAATATTATCATATAGATGGTGACGTGTTACGAGAACTATTCTCTAACAAAGACTACAGTAGAGAAGGGCGTATGGTGAACCTTAATAGAGCTAGTGATATTGCTACCTATCTAAACACTAGAAGCGATGTCATTCTATCACTAGTGTATCCATATAATGAGGCTAGAAAGTATCTAAGCTCTCTAGCCTCTAATGTTAAATGGTTCTTGTTAGTTAGTGACGCAGATAGAAACAAGTCTCAGTTCAAAGTGAATGACTGGGAAGACCCTCTCTTGTCCGAAAACGTAAACATCATCAACACTGATATATCTATAGAAGACTGCCTAATGAAGATACTACATCTTCTACGGAAATAGACTTGTGACATTCAAACTGTCTAGGAGTATCTTCATGCTCAGGACACCAGTTCCAATCCCCCTTATTAAACTTGAACTTAGGATTGTTCCAGCATCCATTGCATACGCTCCTGTTCTCTACACGGATACATTCAAACTCGTGATCACTAGTAGTAAAATTTGCAATCATTACAACTTTTACTGATAGTGCCCAGGCTAACCAACTGATACCGCTACTAAGTCCTATGTAGAACTCACATCCACGGAGGTGATTTATAACACTCTCTAGAGAAGTATCTTCTAGTTTCTCTGCACCATAATCATTTGCTTCCTTAGATAGCTCTATCACTCTGTATCCTTGATCTTTTAATCTACTAATAAGCTGTGGCCATTTGTCCCAGTGTTTACATTCAGATGTACTTCTAGTAGAGGTACAAACATACTTCTCACCTTCTAGTAATACTCCTGGTAGATCAACAATCCTTGGTCTAATCTCCTTGTATGGTAGATGTAGAATAGTACATGCAGATTTTTGTAATGGTATCGTTATAGGATTGATGGGTTCTTTATTACTATCCCAGTGCCATCCTAGCTCTGGCATAGCTACAATGTTCTCTACAACCTCTCCTGGTTTAACAAACTCAAGCTCAGGATAATCAAACAAGAAGTTCTTGAATGTACTAACGATGACGTCGCACTGGTATTTCTTCTTGAACTCTAGACAATAAGGCATCCATGCAATGGTGTCTCCTAGTGAGCTACTACCAAATGCAATGAATACACGTTTACCTTTGAGATGTTGCAAGAAGCTTATACGATGCTTCAATACACCGTTAGCATTTCTAGCTTCTACAAAGAAGTTACCTATGTAGCGCACATCTATCTTCATCCAGCTATTGTTACCAAGAGTTGTACTATAGTGCAACTTACGCTCACCATTTATTTCTTCAATAAATGCACAGATATACTCTTCATCACAGTCTGTGATCTCAAAGTATAGTCCATCGATGCTATAAAATTTGTAATTAAACATATGATTCTATATAAGCTTTAGTTGTATCATCACTAGTCCATTTCTTGTTTACAATACTAGCAGCATTGTAGAACTTCTTGAGCTGTTTACATACTTGAAACCAGCTGTAATTCTCACGTTGATTTAATTGATCATGATAATATCTAAACCATTGTGTGTCTAAAATTACTAATCCTTTAACTGCTTCCTCAAGACTTATGTCTTTCATTCTATACATACCTGGTACATCTACATTACATGTACCTACAATAGGTAGTCCACAACTCATTGCCTCTAAGATAGATAAGTTAGGATGTCCATACTCTAAGAATGATGGTGCCATGAATATACTGTGTGTCTGATACAGCTCAAGAGTTTCAGCATCTGTAGGATTTGTTAACTTTAAAGTTAACTTATCATACTCTAATAGATCCTTATGATGCTCAAAGAATTCGTTATTGCTCTCTGGTCCAGCAATGGTGATAGGTAGTTTATATTTCTTAGCTACTTCAATTGCTATCCTAAATCCTTTACGATCTATAGATGGATCACCTGCTAATCCATTGTTACATATCATTAATAGTTTCTTAGTCTTTCGTACATCTGGTAGGATGGGTTTAAAGAAATCTGTATTAACACCATGTGGTAGATAGAACAGTTTGTCTGTACCATCAAAGTAATCTATGATGTGCTTACTATGACAGATAGATATGACAGATCCTTTGATTGCTTCAAGGTTATTCTTGTATACACCACTATCTTTACCATACCATTCAGCATGGTGATCATGTAATGAGTAGATGTATGGAATACCTTTATCACGCATGTCAAGAGCTGTGTTATACATGTGACAATGTACAATAGTGTTCTCTTCATACACTACTTCATTCCAGTTCTTTATCTCTACATCAATGTCCATCAGCTGTAGATTGCTGGCGTACTCCCAGATGATACGTTCTACAGCCCCCCAACCATTGGGTGGTATACTGATAAGTCCTGTTGCTACTTGAACTATTTTCATTTTCTGAATTTTTTATATTGTTTGTCAATCAATGAGTAACCATCTGCTTGTGTTGTTAGACGCTTATGTACTATCCCCATTCTATAAGGGCTTCCATAAAATATATGGTTGAAATACATATCAGCTGCATCCCAGTTTTCTAAACGCAACTTCTGCTTTAAAAAGTTACTGACATAAGAAGGGAACATAATACATTGTAGTCCTATCAAATGATCTGTAATATACATATCTTGATTGACTTCTTCAACTACTGGACTCTGTGGCCATCCAAACTCTAACGTATCCTTATCTCCAAAGGACATAAAGCCTACATAGTTATCCTTTAGTTTAGCTGCACATCTCTCCACTGTATCTACAAACTCTTTCATCTCTGTTTCGATGATGCAGTCTCCCTCACATACAATCAGATAATCACAATCACTCATCTCACTTAATATCGCATTCCTGAAGGCTTCATAGCAACCGTAGTGTGCTGGCGTAAGAGCTGTGCCTCTTTCTCTGACTTCATCGTCATTGAATAACTCCATAGAGACTGCTTGTGGTCTGTTACAGTTATGCTTGGGTGGGAGGCTATTATAAGGGACGTTCTGGTGGAGGATGTAGTCCCATCCGTAAGCTTCGACTTGTTCCAACGAAGCTCTAGATAATCTTTCTCTATCATCGTTTAATGTAGTTTGAAGGTGTACTAATTTAATCTTAGGTCTGTCTACTCTAGGAATATCTATTTGTTTAATATCTATAGTTCCTATTACCTGATCTACATAATAAAATCTTGAAGTGTCGTCTTCAACTGATTCTAATTGTATCCTAAATACATCATCAAGTAGTGGAAGGTATAGTTCTCTATCTTTGAATCCATGTATGTGTAGTAGATTACCCTCTTTATCATATTGGCTTACATGATATTGTGATACATCTTCATTGTATGAATAGAAGTAGAAATACTTAATACCAAACTTCTCATAGTTTACAATACCAACATACTCACTGTTAGAAGACTTACCATGACCACTATACTCTAAGAATGTTTCCTCTTCAGGATACTCTACCCACACACCTTTAGTCTTCCAAACTTTCTTCATCATGTAGTCTTCTAGGAAGTTCTGACATCCTAGATTCTCACATAGTCTATTGTAATCTTCTGGCGTACGTACATCATCTAGAAGTGTAGTGACAAACTTGGTGTTAAAGAACATACCATTAGTCTGTATACCCTTACCAAATGGTGTATTTAATGTAGCTAGTACAGCTTGCCATTCTTTATCTAATTGATGGAATCTACTATTGATTTCATGGAAATCATTTTCATCAAGCTCTATGTCAAAGGTTACATAGAACATCTTTGTATATCCAAGACCTACAGCAGCTTTGCTTGCATTAACTAAGTTAGTTAGAACAGTGAGTGACTGGTTACTATCACCTTCTATTCTCATCTCTACATTATAATCATCTGTGCTACGAGTGAAACGATTGTAATAACTATGGTGTGTAAGAGGGTTGTGTGCATCGTATACATAGTGATCTACCATCCTTTGTATCTGTAATGATACAGGATAGTGACTAACTAACATGATAGGTCTTTCTAACTTCTTAGCACTCTCGATACATTTGATAGTTAGTTCTTCTCTGATCTTGGTGTTAGGATATGTACCAATGACAGTGAGCTCTTTGTTTTTAGACTCTAGTTGTAACATATTCTTTATATTAGTTGCATCTTTAATTGAATCACCAGTTAGATAAGTGACATCCTCGTAGTTGTTGTACTTGTTACAATAGACATCTAGATTGTACATAAACTTATGGACATGTTTGTATACTAGTGCTTCTTTAATGGCAATAGGATTAAGCTCTTTGTTACCTCTGTCACCCTTAGATGGGAATAAGAATAAGTCAGAGTTCTTCACCCACTCATCAACGTTATCCACCTCACCTTCCACTGTACAGTTCTCAGGAATGTTATCCATCAATGGTTTCCAGTAGCGTTCAAAGTTACCAGCTTGATTACCTAAGAAGTGGAAGTGTATGTTGTAGTCTTGTAACCATCTAGCTATCTCTAGAGCATACGCCTGGTTCTTTCTTTCTGTCCACAGTCCTACAATAACTACGCGTTTGATAAATACAATTGGATGATCTATATCTCTCTCATCTACAGGATACTCAATTACCTCCATTGGTACATTCAGGTATGAGTATTTGAACATGTTATATGCACTAACAAACACAAAATTATCAGGCATCCATCTCTTCTCATGAGGAGGGAATGAGCTATCGTGTGTAGTCTCTACAATCTTGTAAGGTCTTCCTTCTTCGTATATCAAACTTGTAAGAGTGTTATCCATAAACATCTCAGGAAACTCTTCCATAGAGATGACATCTGGATTGAACTCATCAATGATATCTAAGAGCTCCATCTTGTTCTCACCTAGTGATCTGAACTTCTTACCAACTATGGCTTCCACCTGTTTACGTTGTACCACATAGTTCCATGCAAGGAATGCGTATTCTACCACCATGATATCAAAGTGATCCTTGAGTAGTTGTACTTTGTTAAGTGTTACCTGTGGTGCTCCTCCTGTACTAAAGTGTGGCGAGACAATCAATAATTTCTTCATAAATTTCATTTACTTCTGGATGACATTCAAATGTTTCTTTATTTTCAAGGCAACCTATTAATGGCTGTACGCCTTGTATAGATCCCCATTCCTTAATACCATACTTCATATTAGAACAACATTGTAAATCACATGTTCCTCTGACGTACTTGTAATCAATGTGTTGTTTACCATATCTATATGGTGTTCTGAAATCAGGATTGAGTGACGAACCCAAGTGAATAATGGGAGTACTTGTAGTGCCAGCGAGATGTAGTAACCCACTGTCCATAGTTATAAAACATGCTGCATTATTTATAAGGTGATAACATTCTGATATAGATGTCTGATTCATTAAATTCATTCCATAAGGAATGTCAAAGTTAAACACAGGTTTCTCTATATTAAAGAACCCAGTCTCTGAACTATCCTTACCTATACTGATGACATATATTCCATCATCATTAAGCTTCTTAACAAGTTCCATCCACTTCTCAGCAGCCCATGTTCTATTAGCCCATGTAGTTACAGGATGTATCAGTATATACTTTTGGTGTATACTATTCTTAGGTGATTCGATAGGAATGTAATCACAATGTAATTCCTTACTGTTCAACATAAAGCCAAGATGAACAGCATGAAACTGACGTATATCCATGGTGTTGTGCTTCATCTCTACACCACGCTCGTCCTTCTTACCTACAAGATAAAAGGAGTTATGCATAGTGTAATGTTCATTGAAGTAATTCCAATCAATAGATGTGGATTTGTAACTAGCCTCCACGTAATCAAGCTTCTTAAATAGCTCTGGCATAGGGCTAACCACAGTTATCTTCTGTTCGTATGATTCAGCCAGCTTTCTTATTGTAGGCGTAGCACAGATAAGATCTCCTAATGCAGGACATTCACTAAGGTTTAGACAAACAGGTTTCATGCTTTTCTCATTAAGAAGTCAGGAGTCAAATTATCTTTCTCAATTATCTCATATCCTAATCCTATTAGGAACCGTACAGCAGTGTCTGTATTATCTTCTAACCAAATCAGTGGTTCGTCTTTCTTAATCAACTCTACCATACCTTCGAATGCAGAAACTTCATGACCTTCTATATCTATCTTGATGAAATTAACACGCTCATCTAAATGAATATCATCTAGTGCAAACACTATATTCTTATTCTCTCCGTTTGGTACGATTCTTACAACTCCACTATTTGATTCATGTCCATTGTCAAAAGAGACAATAGATGTCCTGCTACCTACACCTACATTAAGTGCGGCTACATCAGAATACCTATCTGTATTCTGTTTCAATAAAGCAAAGTTATCTGGATGGGGTTCGAAAGCTACGATCTTTAGCTTAGGAAAGAAGTGCTTGAACTGCACACAATGTCCACCTATGTTGGCACCGATGTCTAACATCAATCCTGTGGAAGGAAAATAAGATTTCCACCTATTAAATATATCAAATTCCCAAAAGTTATTATACTTAACTATGTCGTCTGATATACACTCAGGACCTTCGAAGATAATCATAGGTGTCCCTTGTATACTTATAAGTCTAGTCCCCCGTCTCATGTATTTGTTGGTTTGTTCAAAGTTAAATATATTTGTATAAAAAAACAAGATATGTATATAGATGTTAGTACAGGAGAAGTAGCTGATAAGATCAGCATCCTGGTTATCAAGAATGAGAAGATCACTGACACAGCTAAGCTAGCTAATGTTCAGAAAGAACTCAGCGCATTGGTTGAACTATTCCCTGCAGAGATACTAATTGACAAGTTGTATAGTCAACTATGTCATGTGAATATTCAACTATGGCACATAGAAGATGCTCTTAGAGAAAAGGAACGTATGGGTGAGTTTGATGGTAAGTTTATAGAACTTGCACGTGAGGTTTACTTCACAAATGATAAGAGAGCAGCTCTCAAAAAAGAAATAAATATTAAGTATGGATCTGATATTGTAGAAGAAAAATCTTATAAACCATATTAATTAAAAATTAATTTGCATAATTAATGCAAGTTACATATATTTGTTACAACTCTCATGGGAGGACTCCGTCTTCTCTATTCTTACCATAAAATACTTCATCAACTACATAGCACTCTAACCCATCAAGGGCTGGTAGTGCTATTTTTATTTTATACCAACATGGCCGAATCTACCATTAATCAATTTAAGACCTGGATATTTCCAAGCCTAGTATCTATTCTAGGTATGATGATTTGGAATGATGTTAATGAGATAAAGAGTGATGTGAAAGCCTTGATGGCTCAGTCAAACATTGATAAGACACGCATAGATAACTTAGAGAGGCAAGTATTTAAGACGGCAACTTATAAAACACCATTTCCTTTTGACGTTCCTCCTAAAGAAGTGAAGCCACAGCAAGTAGCAATAATGAACAAGGAAGAAGATGATTACTTTGATCGCAAAGATATTTAAGTACTTTGAACATATATGGGTAGGTAAGGACGGTAAGCCTTCTATTCGTAGAGTGTTTGCGATCGCATTGGTTACAGATTTTATTAACAATAGTAATTACGCAATACATAAGTGGGAAGTTGGTAAGTCATATGCAGATGTGGCAATGTTATTAGGAATAGAAGCAGGACTTATCGCTGCACTATTAACCCTCACCACCTACTCTACGACAATGTTTAAACCAACAACTACAGATGAAAAATTCTCAGATTAAAAACTATGTAACTATAGGTATAATAGGAGTTCTTATGGCAATCATTATGTTGCAAAGAGCATGTACTCCTAGTGTAGGAACCACAGATAAAGATACAGTGGTAGTAACAAAGATAGTTTATGTACCAGTACATGACACCATCTACACAGATCCTAAGATAGTAACAAGAGTGCTTCCTGGTAAACCTTTACCTCCGCAGTACTTACCTGATACAAACTATGCAGATCTCAAGAAGCAATACCAACATCTTGTAATCGAGCACTTGGCTAAGAACGTCTATGAAGATAAACTTAACCTAGATACATTAGGTAATATTATTATACGAGATACAACACAGTTCAATAGATTGGGTAAAAGAAGTTACCAACTTAACTTACGTATCCCTAAAAGAGTAGACTCTGTGTACGTAACAAACACTGTACTTGCTCCGCCAAAACGTCAGGTCTATCTGGGAATAGGTGCTAACACCACACAAACATTAGGCACATTAGGACTACGAGGCTCAGTGCTGTATAAAGATAAGAAGGATAACATGTTTAGTCCTAGTGTAACAATTAACACAAATGGTTCAGTGATATATGGTATTGATACATATTTCAAAATTAAGCTAAAATGATAAAGAAACTGATTGATTTTATTGTAGGTTTGTTCTGTAAGAAGTGTGCTATAAAGGCTGACGTCGTTATAGTTAAACCTTCTGAGGAAAAGCAAGAAGCTATTACTAAGAAGAAGAATTTAGAAAAACTTGCAACAGCTGTAAAGAAAAAGAAGAATGGTAAGTAGCGCACAAGCATTAAAGAAATACGGACAGCCAGATCTCCTTGCTACACAAAGCAAGAACATGGTTATGTGGGACGTGCCTGCAGAACTAGAGATAGGTGTTATCCCTAAGAGAATCTACTGTAATAAAGACATGGTGGGCCCTTTAACAAAAGCATTCAAGAGTCTTATAGATACAGGACGTGTGAAAGAGCTTAAGACCTGGGATGGATGTTTCAACATTCGTAAGAAGCGTGGACTATCATCCATGTCATTACACTCTTGGGGTATTGCTATTGATGTCAATGCTTTCGAGAACGGATTAAACCAAATCCCTAAGCTATCTTCAGGGTTTGTTAAATGCTTTAAAGATGCAGGCTTTGATTGGGGTGGCGAATGGCAACGTCTCGATGGTATGCATTTCCAACTTAAAACTATATAATTATGGCAAAGGCAAAAGGCTCTACAGAATCTAAGAAGATTGTGTTTGGCGTAAGACGCAAAGGTAAACATCAGAAATCATTCGGACCTAAGGCCACGCCTAGTAAGAAGAAATATAGAGGACAAGGACGATGAATACATTCTACAAACTCATAGTAGCAGTCATTGCAGCAGGCATAGCATGCGCATATGTCATAACTATAATTAATTTAGTTAGAGTTGCTAACATAAATCATTAATCTATATTTTAACAATCCTAACAAAGTTTGTTAAAACAATAATATATTTGTTATATGATACCTTTATTCAAACCTGCTACGGCAAAAAAAGATGTTAATAAAACTCCAGGAGATGGTGAGTTAGCTAAGTTAGCTAATCTCAATAGACTTGTTGAGAACGTAAACACTATTGTAGCACAGGGTCTACCTGCAGCCTCTCCTATATTTACATATAATGCAACAGGTGGAAGTGTATCTAATTTGCTATTAGGCTATAGTATTCAGACAGATCGATACACTAATGGTGGAACTGGTAATGTAAGTATTCAATCATATTACGTTCCTTCATTTAATTTATCTGGTAATGTTTCCGCAACGTCACTTACTTTTTATACAGATTATGTTGGAGATGTAGGTATTAATTATGTTGGTGATTCTGCTTCTATTAGCAGTTTAACTAGTATAAATTTTCCCAATTTATTAAAACAAATAGGTGATACTAATGGGATTACTGGTTTACCACAATTAACTAGTGTATCGTTTCCATTACTTAATACAGGAACTATAGTTATTGCAACTTGTAACAATTTAGATACAATAGATGTGTCTAGTATGGTTAATGGTAGAGCTTATTTAAGAGTAACTAATTGCCCATTAATTACATTATCTGGTATAACACATAATCCTCAATTTTCAGGATTTGATTTTACTAATTGTTCTGGTCTAGGATCATCTATATCAATATCTTCAACTGATATATATACAAGTTTTAGTGACTGTGATACTTTAACAAGTATATCTTTTCCTAATGCTGTATATTATGATAGTTTTGCTGCTCAAAGTTCTAATAATTTAACAGATATTTCTCTTGGATCAATTGGGACAGTAAAAGAAGCTGGTAGTTTTACTTTTTATGGATCAGCACTTAATTCTACTAGTGTAACACATATTTTAGATGTGTTGATTTCTTTAGATGGTACAAATGGTACAACTCTTTGGGGACCTAATGGGGAATTAAATATTTCAGGAGGAACAAATGCTGTACCTAGTGCAGGGGATTTAGTTAAGATTGCTACATTGCAAACAAGAGGAGCAACAGTAACTTATAACACATAATATGCCTACATTCATAAAAACAGGCTTCTGGGAAAAGGTAGTAAAAGGCTATAGCGGATGGTTAAATCTTGATGATTTAATTAGATCTCTTAGTTCATCAATTCCTGGTCCACAAGGTCCAGTTGGTCCACAAGGACCTCAAGGTATACAAGGCATACAAGGTATACAAGGTGAGACTGGAGCTCAAGGAAGTGCAGGTAATTCTGTAACTATTCTTGGATCTTATGCTGATTTGGCTGCGTTTCAAGCTGGTGCAGGAAGTTCTCCTGGAGCAAACGTAGGAGATGCTTGGATCATTTTAACTGATGGTAGTTTATATTCTTGGAATGGAACAGCGTGGTTTGATGCTGGTGATATAAAAGGTCCTCAAGGTGATCAAGGAATTCAAGGAGAGCAAGGACCACAAGGTATTCAAGGTATTCAAGGTATACAGGGGATACAAGGTGTTCAGGGTGAAAGCGGAACTACAGGACTAGACACTTGGATTAGATACTCTCCAACATTCCAAGCAACTGGCATGACCTTCACTGGTACAGGTGCAACATATCCTACATATAATTCTTATTATATCAAAGCAGGATTGTTAGTTAGCTTTGTGATAGAAATTGATTTTACAACTGTCACTAACTTTGGTACTGGTCAATATAAAGTAGCGTTACCATTTCTTCCTGGATTTGCATACAATCATTTTAATGGTTGGATTTGGGCTGATCCAAATGTCAACCCAGACACAGGAACTGGACATACAATACTTAATGCTGATACTTCTGGCATCACCACTGTGTTGGATTTACATTATTTAAAACAAGGTGGTGGAGCAAATTCACCTATTAGAGAAGGTTTGTGGTTACAAGGAATTCCTGTTGATTTAACCACAATTAGTAAAGCATATATTAATGGAACGTATATTTCCGCATCTTAATAAGATATAAAATAATAATAACATGGCTATACCATCGCAAGAAATAGGTTACGGAACAGAAGAAAAACTGTTGTGGCAAATCTCTAAACAATTAGAGAGTTTGACAGGTGCCACTTATAATAGTAAGAAGACATTATTAAATGTAGCAAGTGGTGAAAACGCTGGTGCTAAGATTGAGACATTCTCAGGAGCTTGGATTGGGTTACAGGATAGCTCGCCATTTCTTACAGTAGACTTATCTCAATCATCAGGAGGAATTATTGAATATTCAATGATTGCTGATACTACTAATCCTATATTTGGTAATTGTACAGGTACTTTGTGGTTTGGTGGAAACTCTGGAATTTTTGAGAAAAATCAACAGAGTGAGAGTAATAAATCTAATGCTTCAGTAAATAATATCCAAACTTCAATAACAGGTCAGTTGGTATCTTTTTCATTTGCTACAGATACTGACGTTACTCAACTTCAAGTGTTGTATACAGTAAAGTTATTTACATTACCATCATATACTCCTTAAGATCATGGCAATACCTTCAAAACAGATAGGACAACCATCTAGCACTAAGGCAGCATTGCTTTGGCAGATCTCTAAGCAATTAGAGAGTCTTACACGTGTGATGTATAGTAATCCTACTTATGTAACTCCTACTACGACAACTACCACTACTATAGCACCGACCACTACAACAACGACTACAGTAGTATAATAAAGATTAAACCAATAACTAACTACATATGAGGGAATTAAAGTTTATCTGTGCACAGCCAGATGATACGTATTATACGTGGCAAGTGCATTTATGGATTGAGAGTCTTAAACAAATAGGACACTCAGACAAAGCAATCGTTCTTATCTTTATCCCTAACTTCAGGGAGAAGAATGAGAAATGGCAACAAGTAATAGATCTATATCCAGAAACAGAATTTGTATTCTATAAGGATGTAGATGGTGTAAGTAGTAAACTAGGAGTGTACATTCCTGTTCTTAGGCCGTACGTGCTTATGAAATACTTCTACGAACATCCAGAGATGAAAGAGAAAGCAGTATTCTATTGCGACTCTGACATACTCTTTACAGATAAATTTAATGTCGATACATTTATTGATGATGAGATTAATTACTTATCAGATACCAATAGTTATATCAACGCCTCATATTTTGACAGTAAAGTAAATCAAGTGCTTCCTGAAAAGGTGCATGCATATAAAAAAATAGATGTTCTGGCACAAGCTACAGAAATGTGTGGTATCACACGTGAGATAGCTGAAGCTAACAATGATCATTCAGGGGGTGCTCAATACCTATTAAAGAATATTGATGGAGCATTCTGGGAGAAAGTATTAAGAGATTGTATTTCAATACGTACGTATTTATTAAACATCAATCGTTTATACTTCAAGGATGAGAATAGTGGTTTCCAGAGTTGGTGTGCAGACATGTGGGCAGTTTTATGGGCTCTTTGGTTTAGAGATGCTGAAACGAAGAATATTCCTGAGTTGGAATTCTCGTGGAGTTCAGATCCTATTGACAGAGTTCACAGGTTAGGCATCTTACATAACGCTGGTATTGTTAGTAAAGATATGGGTGACTACCCAGCATTCTATAAAGGTGAGTATCATATGGGAGCTGATCCTACAAAAGATTCTCATTTAGAATACGTGTACAATGATCCAAGAGCTCAACAAAAAGGTACACATTATTACGCAGAACAATTGATTAAATTAAAAAACAAGTATAACCTTAATTATTAAATAAAATGGCAAATCAGAGAAATCTTAAAGCATTTGTTCGCTACGATGGTAGCGGAAGGGTTGTCGCAGGCAGCCTTATTCTGAGAAAACAAAAACCTAAAGTTGGAAATTGGCAAGAGATACAAGGGTATGAGTGTTGCAATGGTGCTACACTTACTACTACAGTAGCTACTACTATTACTAACTTCCAAGTTAAGTTATTCTGTGGAGGAGCATTAACTGAAACATTAATTTCAGGACAAGACTCTTCATCAGTAGCAGACTTAGTTAGTAAGTTGAATGCAACTTATTCTTTATTAGGAGCATTTTCTACAACGGGTGGAACAAATCTTACACTTGTAATGACTGGTGCTCAAGTTCAGGCTATCTGTCCTAACTCGGCTCCAACGTTTACAGTTACAGCAGTTCCTGTAGTTACTACAACTACAACGACAGTTGCTCCTACTACCACTACGACAACTACTGTAGCACCTACAACCACAACTACTACAACAATAGTATAATGGCTAAATCATTATTTCCAGAAGAAATGTTAAGTAATGCAACTGGTAGCGATCTCTCATTAGAGAGTATCGCTGCCAAGCTTACTTACTTTCATGAGCAATTACATTTGACTCACTGGCAAACAACTAGTTATGCACAACATCAAGCTACAGGAGCATTGTACGATTACGTACATGATTTCAAAGATGGATTGATTGAGAAACTTATGGGCTATACAGGTAAAAGACCTGGAGTTTATAAAATAGAACCTCTTACAGATTGTACAGCTGAAAAATGTGTATCAGATATAATGTCATTCGCGTCATCATTAAAGATGTATGGAGAGAAAAACTCATATCATGATGTATGTAACTTAGCTGATGCATTATCTGGAGAAGCGGCTAAAACTAAATATCTACTAACCTTGTCTTAATGCAAGTAGAGAAGAGATTCTTTCCCAAAGTAATGTCTGATAATGATGAGATATATTTCTCACATCTTGAGGGCATTATAGATAGTGTTGATGAATTGTCTACTATGGAAATAGTAAAACATCCTAGACACTATTCATTCAGGATAGCACCTTCTCTGCCTAAGTATACAAACATGTTAATAGAGGAACTTTTTAAGTTTCACAATAGATTTCATATTAAACTAAATATGTCCAAGAGCATTAAAACAAATGCAGTTATTTCTTTTGAAATAACAATGGGATAATTTACATTTGTACCAAACCAAATAATTACAATCATGCAAATAGTTAAAGACGACGAAACTTCAGCAACAGAAGTACCTCAATACGATCCTAGAAAGAAATATACTTGGTCACCAGACACACAGTTTGTTATTTCTGGAAATGAGTTCGGTGTATTGTTAAACTCATTACGCCAAATTGTTTCTACAAGAGAAGCACAAGTTATCTTAAGAGCAGCTGATGCAGCTGAAGTTATAGAAAACTTAATGGCACAGAGTGTAGCAAGTGGAAGTGTTATAGAACATCCAGAACAATAAATTATTAAATAAAATGGCAAAAGCAAAACAATCAGGAGGCAGTCTTTCAGGACTAAAGGCTTCTAACAAACGTGTAGGACCTGTAGATCCTAAAGGTGCTTGGACAAAAGTTCAAGAGAAAACCTTAGCAGGAGCTAAAGGCAAAGCTGTCTTAAAGAAAGATAAAGAACTTGGTGCTACCAAGATGGGTAAGAAGTAATGATCTTTGAACCTAATAATCGATTAGATGTCATCACTCCTAAAGGTGATGGCATCATTTGGTTAGTTACAGATTACGGTCACGAAACAGACACAATATACACCATTATAATTAATGCCACTGGGGAGCTCTGGCAATTTACTCATAAAGATATTATAGTAAAACCCAATCTAACATTTAGAAGAAATGGCAAAGCAGTGGATTCAAAAGGCAACAGCATCAATCAAGCGTAGAGGTACAGAGGGCAAATGCACTCCTATCACTAAGCCTGGTTGTACAGGTAAAGCTAAAGCTCTTGCTAAGACATTCAAGGCTATGGCTAAAAAACGTAAAGCTAAATAACATGGCAATCACACCTGTACCTAACGGACATCTCATCAAGAAAGATGGAACATCATTAAAGAATGGTGGTAAGATCAAGTGCTGGACAGGATATGTCAAGAAAGGTACTAAAAAGAAAGGTGGCAGAACAGTTAATAATTGCGTAAAGAAGAAATAACATGGCAAAGAGCGAAGCTTGGCAACGTAAGGAAGGTAAGAATCCTTCTGGTGGCCTAAATGCAAAAGGTAGGGCTTCCTACAACAGAGCTAATCCAGGTAAGCCTGGTTTAAAAGCTCCTCAACCTGAAGGCGGTCCTCGCAAGAAATCATTCTGTGCTAGGATGTCAGGCATGAAGAAGAAACTAACTAGCTCTAAAACAGCTAACGATCCTAATTCTCGTATCAATAAATCTCTACGTAAGTGGAAGTGTTAACATGGTAAAGAAAGTGTTAAAGAAAGCTAAAGATGGTAAAGAACTATCAGAAGTTAAAGTGAGACCAGGTTTTGGGCAAAACTTTAAAAGTAACATGAAAAATTTCATGAGTACTGACTCTACTGATTACCAAAACACGCCAGCTAAAACCACCGCTGGTAAAGTTCTTCGTGGAGCTAATAAGGTTGCAAGTGTAGCTGCACGAGTTGCAGGATCACCAGTAACAACAGCACTTTCTGCAGCAGATGCTGGTGTAAAGTCGGTTCAAAATGCTGTTAAAGCTAGAAAAGAACTTAAAGCAATACCTGAGAAGAAGGCAGGTGGTATGATTAAACGTGCCGATGGTTCATACTCTAAACGTGGCTTATGGGACAACATCCGTGCTAACAAGGGATCAGGTAAAAAACCTACAGCTGCTATGTTAAAGCAGGAGAAGAAGATTAAAGCTCAAACTAAAAAGAAATAACAATGATAAAGAAAGCTCAATCAGGACTGAAACTTAAAAATAAGGTTAAGTCTGTAGTAAAGACAAAGATGCAAGTTCCTGCAGACTTCGAACCTAAATCTAAGTTCCCTCGTACACCAGGTGGTGGAGATAACTATGATGAAACCATCAAACGTGAGAGAGACCTTAAGGCAAAAGGAATGATGAAAAAAGGTGGAGCAGTTAAGAAAGCTGAGAAAGGTACAAAGTTTGGTATGCTATCGGTTAAGGCTAAAGTAGATAATAATCCTGGCATTACAGCTGCTGATCGTATTGCTGGTGCTAAAGGATTAGCTAAGAAAGGTGCATCTATGAAGAAATGTAAATATGGCTGCAAATAAAAAGAAAAAGCCTGTGCTAAAAATGCACAAGCCTGCAAAAGCTCCTAAGGTTGCTGCTCCTAAACCATTGGATGGTAACTATATGAGAGAAAGTGATACTCCTAGTAGACGTAAGAGTCCTATGCTTCCTATGAAGCAGAAGCGACTATCTAAATAGTTTTGTTCATTTCATAATTGTGATTCACACCAAGTAAAAAGGAGACCATTGGCCTCCTTTTTCTTTGTCATCTATGCCATGCATATGGTTTGGGTATTTGATCGTAATAGGGTTTGTCAAAATGAGGAACTAGTTCTATGACTCCTTCTTCAGAATGTAACACTGCATCTGTACGTTCTAACACTTCTTTGCTTGGAAGTATACCCATACCAGATATGTGTAGAGTATTCATACCCCATCGATATATCATTGTAGGTTCTGAGAACATATGAATATTTGCATTATGTCCAAATGTTATATCAGCATCCTCATCACCACTCTTATCAGGCCAGGTGATCCTGTCTAGATAAGCTTTAATGTAGCAATTTCCATTATTGATATTGTCTTCTTTCTTTTCATATTTATTATTAACAAAGAAGTAATGGTGATTACTTCTGTATATCTCATGTCCAGGGTTATTTACAATTGCATTAGTTAGTAAGGTTAACCCTCGCTCAGCAATTAAATCATCATCGTCTAATCTGTATACATAATCGTACTTACATTGTTTGTAGCCCCACTCTAGCTTAGCTGCTATAGATGGAAATCTTTCCTCACAGTTAATGATCTTCACTCTAGGATGATCGTATGTGTATTTCACTTTAGGACTATCATTTATTACCACCATCTCAAAGTCTTCACTTTGTCGTAGAAATGATTCAATAGCCTCTTCTAAAAAGTGATGGCGTTGATAAGTTATTGTTAATACAGATATCATTTGTTGATTTGTTTTTTAATTTCATCATATATCCATGTGGATACGTTGTACTTTTGAGTTTCATCTAGTTCATCTAGTAACCAGTCTTCTTTCATATCTTTAGAATGAAGCCACATATGTGATAGATAAGCGTACTTATTATAAACTTCTTTATAGAAAGACATTGCTGTTTCTCTGTCACATTTATAAAATCCCCAATCGTAATCGTCTACATTAGGAAGTGTTTTCCACATATCACACATTTCACCACCATACGCACATCTATCCCAAGGAGAAGATGCTGAAATAAAGTCTTCATACAAATACAATAGTGTAAGACCAAGTGTATAGTCTACATTGATTTGTGTTTGCTTACATGTTTCTAGTGTAAGAGATTGCCAAGATACTCCATCTCCAATATATAACTCTTTATCAGCTTCTATTATCTTTGGGTTTGATAGTAGTGTATGAATAAACTTACTCCTTGGTTCAAAGTTTAACCAACAATCATTTCGAGGGAATATAGAAATATGATCATATCCTGCTATATCTCTAAAGTCTCCTGGTAAACAATCTTCTGGAGTGAGGTTATTATAATGACACGTATGCGGATCATATGATCTACATATAATGTTCTTACTAATTTCAGGTATAGGTTTTATAGCAAGATCATCAGTATCTATATAGCTACCACCAAACTTGTATAATAATATCAATCTAATTAGATCAGAACGTTCCCTAGGATGTGCATTGACGTAATGTTTTTCTAAATGTTCTTTAGGAACAGGAAGACCTTCAAACAAAGAAAGATCCCAAGTACGAACTAATATTCTATACTTGGGATCAAAGTCTTCTTTCTTTAAGCTATTTGATACAATAATTATTTCATGATTGGGATTGAATACTCTTGTTGAGTATACACAATCGTTTAATATCTTTCTACGAGAATCGCAAATATTACCATCCCAATAGAAAAATATTATATTTACCATACAAGAATAACATCAAACGGTGATACTAATAACTTATTCTCCCCATTGATAGGAATCACTGGTGCTTTACCTAAAGATGCTGGATCTACCAAGATCTCATCTCCTGCCTTGATGTCTGTAACTAGATCACCTACAGAGTATACAGTGAGCTTGTTAAGCTTCTGCATCATCTCTTTCTCAAGAGCTTCTTTTGTGTTCTCATCCACAATAAGTTTACCTTCGTCTTTCTTAGGAAGGTCTAGCAATAATCTATTGCCGCGTAGTAATTTGAAGTCTGCCATTATGCTATCTCAGTTAAGTTTTTAAATCTTACCATGTCTTCACCTGTTAAGTGAATCTCTGACTGATATACATCACGCTTACGTGTTACGCCAATCATCTTGTTAGTCTTAACATTGATGTTAGGTGTTTCAATAACACGCTCATGGATGTCATCTAATAATACTAAGAGATCATCAGCATCCATCTGTACTGTACGAATCACTTTATTGATGTTGAAAGAATCTATAAAGTGACTACCGTTCTCCTCTTTACGAGAGTAAAAAAATTGATTTGTCATTGGTTTATTTTATTTAAAAGTTCAATACGTCTTCTATTAACTTCTTCAAATCTGTACATATCGTTCTCTACAGACTCGTGTTCTAACAAAGATAATAGAATAATATTAGATTTATCATACTCTAGCTCAGGATATTTACTCTTAGGGAGGATATGATGAAAGAATGTTGATAATGGTTCACTTCCCAGATAGTCACCGCTCACCTCAGAGTAGTGTTTACGCTCTTTCCAGATCTCTAAGAACAGGTTTCTCATGGTTTCTATCTTAGTCTTCTTGACGAACATATCACGCTTAGCTACTAAGAGTCCTCCACGCTTTGGTGTGATGGGCTTACGCTTGATGTGATTCAAGCATAAACCCTTTCCCCACACCCGATTCTCACAACCCTCTACACTACAGCTCTTCATCCTTTGAATAAGTTATCTCTCGTTGAATATACCAGAGAGCTTTCTGAAGGTCTTGATTTTTGTTATCCTTCTTATCTGATCTAAGAATATACTTAATAGCATTTCCTAAATTAAATCCTAGCTCATAGTCTTCAATGATATCAATAACTTCAAACCTATTACCCTGGTAATGATCAGGATGATTAACCATCTCTCTTTCTAGTATCTCTTTCATAACTTTACGTGCTCCGTATGGATCATCTCCTAATGCTTTTATTTCTTCTTGTAACACTTGTTTTCTTCGAGCAATCTCTGCTTGATTTGCTTGATACATTTCTTCTTCTAATTGATCAATCATGTTCTGCTGTGTTTTCTGTTTTTGATAAAATATTACGTTCTTCTAACATTTCTTCAACCTTAACCCAATCTACAAAAGGTTTTGATGATAAATTAAGATCAATTTTTAATGGGCATCCTATGGCACTGTCATCTATCATTAAAGGAGCATAACTTTTAGGGGATTCTGTCCATGTAGATTGTGTAGGATTTGTTTGTACTCCATATAAAGGAATATCATTATCCATAAACCATTTTATAGCATCATTTAAGAAATGACCATTGGTATCAGGCGTAAGATCTCCTTCAATTTCTTTAAAGGTGATCATGTTGCTTCTCATAGTAAAGAGGATCAATTGATGACCCTCTTCTACTAATCTCTTTAATACAGGAATTGCTCCTATATCTTTACCTATTTCTGGAAAACTGTGTGTTACACATGTTCCATCAAAGTCTATGTTGATTGCTATAGGTTTTATCATAATCCTGTAGATCCGTGACCTCCTTCACCACGTTCTGTTTCTGATAATTCATCTACTTCTACATACTGTGCCAATGGTACAGGCATGATGATTAACTGAGCAATACGATCACCTACATTATAGATTTTATACGGTTCTTTATAAGCCGCTTGATCTCTGTTAATCATATTAAATGTAACCATAATCTCACCTCTGTATCCTGAATCAATAACACCAACACAGTTAGCCATTGATAAATCATAGTTACGTACAGAGGAACGTGGGAACACGAGTCCTACCATTCCTTCTGGTATTTCTACAGCTAATCCTGTACCATAAAATGCCTGATGTCCAGACATATCAACTGATGTAGCTACAAGATCTGCACCTGCATCTCCTGGCTTACCAAACTTAGGCTTCTGTGCCTCTTGTACTAACTTCTTAAATTGAATCTTCATTTTCTGTTTCGATTGTTTCGTTTACAACTTCTGTATTATTGATAGCATCAATGATGTCTTGACGTAATTTATCAGAGAACTCATCATTGTCTTCTAGTAATGTTCTGAATTCATCTGCTGAATATTTAACATCTGCATAAGTGATAGTCTTACCGTATTTACGTAAGATGTCATGATCACCACCTAAGCTCATTATCTCATTGAACTTATCGATACCTGTACCGAATACGATCTCAAAATCTATTGCTTTGAATGGAGGAGCCATCTTGTTCTTGATAGTCTTAATCTTAGTGATATTACCATAAGCTTCTGTACCTTCCTTAGCAAGAGTCTTGCTTACCTCGATACGTACATCAGCATAGAATTTCAATGCGTGACCGCCCTGAGTTGTTCTAGGATCACCAAACATCATACCAATCTTCTCACGATACTGACTTACAACAATAACACATGTATTGTTTCTAGATAGAGCACCTTTTAACTTAGGATATGAATCACTATTAAGCTTAGCTTTTCTACCAATAGAACTATCACCAATGTCACCATCTAGTACCTTCTTAGGAATCAATGAACTATCTGAATCTATGATAACCAGGTCAACTTCTCCAGTCTCGATCATATCAAGAGCAATCTGAAAACCCTCCTCGCCATGTGATGGCTGAGCAATTAACATATCAGAGATGTTTACGCCTAATGCAGTAAAGTAATTAGGATCAACAGCATGCTCGCCATCTATGTATAACACTTTACCACCTGTCTTCTGACAGTTAGCAGCAGCGTGACCACAGATAGTAGATTTACCTGAACCCTCCCAGCCTACAAGTTCGTAAAGTTTCCCTTTAACGAAACCTCCTACGCCTAAAGCAATGTGATCAAATGCAATAGATCCTGTAGAAATAAGATCATATTCATTGTGATTCTTATCTCCTAATGATAAGATTGTACCCTCACCATATTTTTTATTGAGAGCATCTAATGCCTCCTGGAATTTGGATTTTCCAGTGTTAACCTCTTGTTTCTTAGCCATTTCATTATGTTTTTTGTTCACTTAAATTTACAAATATTTCATCAAAAAAGAAATAGCCTAGACGCAAAACATCTAGGCTATCTGAAACCAAACACAATTTAAATTTAACACAACGTTAAATCTTTAGTCTCTTTAATCCACTTGGGATTATAAGGACAATTTTTACATTTGTTACCGCAGCATTTGCCTCGACTTGCTAAGAATTCTTTAGACAAGCTCGCAGGCACCTCCTCCGCAGGCAACTGATTCATTGAAGTTAACTGTGTCATCTACTTCTTTAATCTTAGTAATATCAATTTCTTTTAATTCACTAATAAGTGAATTGTATTTCTCTTCAGTGATGTCCTCGAAAGGAGCTTGCTGATATGAACCACCCCAATAAGGTAGTACAGATAAACCGTTATAGAACTCACGGTTGTCCCACATCCAGTCTCCTACCATTTTCCATTCATCTTGTTGAATAGAGATAGTAGCGCTTACGTTATGTGTATTGTCACCGTTAACGTGTCCAGAGTTAATCCAATTGGTAGAAAAATGCTTCACACGCTCAAGCGTATCGATAGCTGTTTCAGTACGTAAGATAGAACCTTCTGGTGCTTTCACTGGAATACGTACACACACTGTATCATTAGGGCGTAATACATCATCTTCACATAGCTCAGGATGATTCTCCATTAAGTACATTGCAATGTCTTCGTTCTTGTTGAAGCGCATTGTACGTAAGTAATAGTCATTATGCCAAGCATGGATACCAGATGCAGTTCCTAATACTAGAGATGTAGTACCTGAAGGTTTAACACATGTAATACGTGCTGCTTCATTGATACCAGTCTTCTCTGTAATTAGTTGATTCACCTTCTTAGCAATGTGAGCTGCTATTTCTAGTTTGTATTTCATGATTTCTCCTGAACCAATACCAGTCATACCAATACCTAACAATGCATCTTTCTGTGTAGTTGCAGCCCAGATAGGACGCAAGTAGTGAAAGTTTGTAAATCCTGCTTGTAACGTACCAAAGAATGCAGCTGCTGCTACACGCTCATTAAGATCTTCTTGGCTAGTTACATCACTCACATTCACTTCACATAGATTACAGAATTGGTATGGACGTAATGCAATCTCACAACATGGGTTAGTTCCCCAGTCTTGATTGTTACTCCAATACAAACCTGGTTCTCCAGATCCTGATGCTTCTACACGCTTCCATAATTCCATGAACTGCTCTTCTGTCACTTCACCACGAGGTAACACTGCAGAGTTGTTAGAACGACCACGCTGCTCATTAAGCTCCCACCAGTTACCATACTTACATGTAATCATCTCTTCGTCCGTGTAATCAAACAAACAGATCATAGCTGATCTACGGATACCACCAGCTAACACTGAGTTAGCAATGTGACATAGGATATCATGGCATTCTAAGGGAGATAATGTCTCTCCTGGTTGCTTTCTATCTAAGACAGCCTGAACGTGTGTGAGGCAAAGCTTAAGAGGCTCTGGGCCTGGTGCTTTACCACCTGCTGTTACAAGACGTGCACCTTTTTCACGAATAGCACGGAAATCAAACTTAGGCATGAACCCACCTTCTAGGTAAGCTTTCATTAACACCTTCACAGCATCAGCCCAGCCCATGATACTATCCTCAATAAGGTAGGTGCGAGCTTTGCCTGGCTTAGTAATATCTGGTAGTTCACTTACGTGATGTGATTGTACTGAGTATCCTACACCTGTACCTCCTAACAATAAGAACATTGTCTCAGAGAATGAATGGATACTATCAATTGGTAAGAAACAACAGTTGTAGATACGGGCGTTGTTTACTTCAGCTGCAGCACCTGCAAACTGTAATGCTCTCATAGAAGGCAAGATTTTCTTGTCTCTAATCATTGGGATTGAAGTCTTGATAGATTCCTCTAAATAAGGGTACTTCTTGATCATCATTGTTTCGTAACGATCAACAATCTCATCCCACGTTTCTCTTCGTTTTAGCTCTGGAATGTACTTTGCGTACTTGCTAAAAACCGTGATAGAACTTAATGCCTGGAGTCCTAAATCTGTACTTGTATTATTCATTATTATCTTGTTTTAAATAGTTACTAATCCAATCATGAAGTAAATTAATATCATACCAACTGTTTACTGATATAATAAGACAATGGCCAAATGTTTTATCACTTGAAATTGCTATATCCTCTACAAAACTTGGTATATTATACTTTGCTCTCTTTTCTTTGTCAGGAACAAATACTGGTATAATATCCTCAACAGAACCTCCAGTATATTCTATATGGTCATATTTATGCAGATTGAATACAGGTTCAAATTTATCTACATCATCTACAAACACTCTTAACTGTGCTGAGTCAAGACTAATGTACTGTGTCTTGATTAAGTCTTCTATATTACTCATTGTTTAAATAATTTATTGCGTTCTTCAAAAATTCTACACTGTCATCAAACTGACCTAATCCTTTGTTACACTTTCCACATAGAATACCTCTAACCTTTCCAGTTGCATGATCATGATCAATATGAATCTCAGAACTTAACTCTCTATTACATATTGCACATTGATTGTTTTGATCATCAACCATCTGATTAAACTGTTCTTTTGTTATTCCGTATCTCTTAAATCTACCTGTACTCTTTGCGTAGTTCTTGAATCTTTCTTTTGAACAACTTTTACAAACAGATGTTTTTCCAGACTTATTGTTATAGTATTCTGAGTCAGGTTTGTGTTGTTTACAATCAATACAACATCTTTGATTATTCTTATCATACAAAACCATTCCTAAACCTCCTGCATTCAACGAATTAGAGCAAGATTTACAAGCATGATTGTATTTCTTAGCTTTATAAAAATAAGATTTACTTGCAAATTCTCTATCTTTTTTACAGATTGGACAGGCTAATTTGTAAGTAATTTTACTCAAGGCTTCTAGTCCTAAATCCATATAGTTGATTATTTTAAATGTTGAAAATTAAAGGGCTACAAATGTAACTTTGTAGCCCCCAATAAACAATCAATTGCAAAAATTAAGTTTAACTATTTTCCTTATCAATAACTGATTCAGTTAGTTTTTCCTCAAGCATCTCCATTGCGGTGTATACTGCATCTCTTTCAGCATCTTTTCTACGTGCAGAAGTTGTACCACCCATCTCTCCATTGACTATAGGAACAAACTGTCCTGTCATTGGTAGATCATACATAAAAGTCATTTCAATAATGATGTTATGCTCATCAAAGAAATAAAACAATGATGCTGGGTTTGCCTTAATGACTGCTACAATAGTGTCATCAATATGGGTAGAACCGTGCTCTCTTATCATCTGCTTGAATTCCTCAGTGGCGTCACTTGTGTTATCAATTGACTCTTCTAACTTATTTGTGTAATGTATTCTTAATGCATCTAATACATTAGGATACTGTTGTAACTCCTCTAGTGTCATATTAATTCTTGTTGTTTAATTGTTGTTAAATTTAATGTTTCATTCTCTATTTCAAAACCATCCCATACTTCCATTTCATCATCGAACTCTATACCGAGTCTGTCTTCCCAGTACTGACGCAAGTCTTCAGCCTTCCTAAAGATTTTGTGCTGCAAAGCTACCTGATCTTTGTGTAGACCATTCTTTAGTATCTTTAAGACCTTGGGGAATAACTCTTGAAATTCTTTGGAAGTTTTAGAATATTTACCCTGCTTAATAAGAATGAAATCAGCTTTCCATTTGTTGTCTAGTTTATAAACAACCACTACAAAACCATCTTCATAATCATAATCATCAAGCAGAGACTTAGTTCTTATAGCCTCACTGTCTAAGAACTCTCTAAATTTATCCAGGTTGTCTGGTTTAAACAGGAGATATACAGCATTTTTATACTGTACATCTCTTCTGTCATCACTCAAATATCCATTTAGATACCCGTTGTCCTTAAGTTTATCTCGATTAATCTTAAGAGTAGGTACAATGAATATACTTGTTATTGTTTTTCTTAACTCCATATTATCCTTTAACGTTTACAATACCACCACTTAAATAATTGTTTCGAGATATATTCCATTTGTCATTTGCAATGGCCCACTTCAAGTTGTCAATAGTTTCTAACACGCCAGGATACTTATATCCCTTAAGTTCGAAACCATCTCTAGCATTTGTCATGTCTTCTGTATCTAGTGTATAGATGAGAGGACTAAGATAGTTAGTACTATCGCAGACAATGAACATAGGATATTCAACTTTGTATCCTAGATCTACTAGCTCTTTGAAATGATAATGTGCAGCATGCCAATACAAGAATGCTTGGATGTATGCTCTTCTATAAAGATAATATTCTTTGAAGAAACCTTCAACACTCCATGTACATTTAAGATCATACACTTGAATAATTTTATTCTCATGATCTACAATCACCTTATCCATCATACTCTTGAATAGATGACCATGTACTGTATAACCTTCTACCTGTAATTGGTTATGTACATCAATCTTGGCAGTCCTGGTTTGATTAACAATAGATGCAGTGATAGGATTGTTTTGCAACTCTTCTACAATGCGCTCAGCATTAGTTACATCTCTTACAGATACAACTGTCAAACCCTTGGTTCTCACCTCACGTATTTCTTGATAGTACACTTCAGCCTCAGAGCCCATGAACTTCTTCATGACAGCTTCGTACGCAATCTTGTATCCTGAATCAGCATATGCATCTCTAGATATCTCTTCAAACGTACGTGATACTTCACCAAACTCATCTGTAGCCTCTTTTGTATGTTTGTACAAAGCTTCTACAAATTTCAACATACCCTCTGTTGGAGTAGTCTCGCACACAGATGGAAAGAACTTGTCATCAAACAATTCTGGTTCCATCAACTTAGTCTCAACAATTCTACCCATAGTGGCAGCTTTTGTTTCATCATCTTCAATCTTCTCTCCAAGTACATATCTACGATAGTACTTCTTGCGGTCCATTGAAAACTCTTTTAGACTAGAAGAGCTATCCATTAGGATAGCTCGGTAACTTGCTTCTGTTCTATTCGGTCCCTTTATCATTTTGTAATTCTATAAATGAGTTAACTATTTCTTCATGCATTCTTCTTACTTCCATTGGTACTTGCTTGAACCACCATCTCACCTCTATCTCATACTCTCTACCTTGTTCATCACGTCCTCTTGGATTAATCAACCAGAAGTTATGTGTCTTACCATCAAACTCTACTGATCCTTCATGCCACACCTCTGTAAACGAGGGTGTTCTATTAATCGATACTTGCACTTTCTTTTCCATTATTCTTCTTCTATACGTAAAACAATACCAGCTTTAAAATTAGCAGCTGCTTCTTGTGATGATTTAGCTTGTACATACATCCACTCTTTATCTTCTCTTCCATGAGGAAGATATATTACTCTAAACTTTTTCATTTCTTTCTGATTTTGTTTTGAAATTGTGACACGATTCGCATAATACTTGTAAATTATCTACTTCACAAAACAGCCTCTCAATGAAATCAGGCAGGTTTTGTGCAGATTTAAGACTTCCTGCTGGGCAAATATGATCCACATTAATCTTCTTATCAGGAAACCAATTCTTACAATGGTTGCACTGGTATTCAAACTTCTGTCTCTTTAAAGGTCCTTTGTATGGACGCCTTGCATTAGCCTTGGCTTCAGAGATAGGCTTCCAATATCTTGACTTCTGTCTTAATGCACTTCTAATAAAGGACCAAAACGCTGATTCTGTCATAGTTCCAGAGTTCCTTGTTTTAGGAACCCTGGATCTTTTTACTGGTATCTTTCTTACTATTCTCTTAGCCATAAGGTGTTATATATGTCACAAATATACATAGAATTGTAACACTTATTACACAATGACTACTCTACCACCAATTACTTGCTTCATATCTTCAAGACTAGAGATGATATTCTGCACAGTTTGAGGATTGATAGTAGGGAAGTTGAAGTTGTACTTCTTAGCCTCAGCTGCGAATCCTTCTTTAACCTTCTCTGCTAAACCCTCAAGCTCCTTGATAGCATAAGAATCATCCAACTGCATAGTATCAAAGTCTAGATCATGCAATATAGATGTAGCCTCATCACGTGGTACAGTCATGATTGGTAAATACTCATAACATCTACCCTTATGCTGACCAATACCTACTACCTTCATAGGATTGATTAACACTAACATAGACTGATCACCACATCCTACATAATGAATCTGATCTGCAGTGAAGTGTAAACCTGCTGCTGCACAATCCTGTGTAGACCAGTTACACTCTTCCATAGGCATGCTAACAGGAACACCTACACGAATGTCAAACGTCTTAGTCCAATCATCTGTAAAGCGATTCTCTGCACGATTAGGTAGGTCAAGATACAACTCTGTCAAGTCACCAATGAATTCACCATGTTCTTTCTCAACAACATCATTGTATCCACCTTCTCCATCACATGTTGGACATCCGCAATCCTCGTCATCACAATTCTCACCATAGCAATAACTACACTCTACCCACTCCTCAGTTGTCAAATCGTCCTCATGCACAAGCTTGTACTGACCATTCTCTAGATATACATCATAGTCATGGGGACTCTTCTTCCATACAGCTTTCACCTTGTTGTAGCTGTTGCTTACAAAGTGTACAAGTTCTGCACCACCATGTAATGTAACTACGTTACGCAATGCAACAAAGAAACCTTGCTTAGTGATTCTGAAGCTATTGTCTTTCAAGAAACGGAATAGCTCATCAGCTACCTCAGCACGTGGATTTAAACAACACCACATCCAGAAACGCTTCAAGCCTTCCCAACGCTCATTGACGTCTGAAAAAGGTCCTTCTTCATAATTAGCTAGAAGAATGAACTCTTCAATCAATAATTGAGGCATGCTACGATCAATACCTATCATATACAAAGCACCTTCGCGCTCCTCAAACTCATCTGGAGCAAACTCAAGAAGAGTTTTGATACCTGCAGTCAATGCTGCGTTACGTTTAACTTCTTCCTCAAACTTACGCTTCTCTTGCAAACCTTCAGAAGAACTACATACAGTAAACAACTCAATCTCACTCTTTGCTTCACGAGCAAGATTAAAGTGATCGATTGTAGCTGGGTGCTTACTGATGATATTACCATCGTTCAAGATGACAGTTAGTACATCATTAACAAACTTGATGTTTGCATAAGGCTTACCGCTGCTCTTGATAACATCATTAGATGTTACGACATCATTTATCATGTCTAACACTGCCTTATCACGATCTAATAAGGACTTAAAGAACTCTAAACTTGAATTGTTCATTTTGTGATTGTTTATAAGAATGTCCAGTAAATTACACAATAAACTGGACATTCTCAAGTTGAAAATACTATTTAACTAATTGATAATCAGAACTATGCAGCCTCATCTAAAACTTCCACCACCTCTGGTTTTACCTCTGTGGTGATGTTGTAATTAGGCTTACCCATACGTGCTTTCTTGTAACGACACATATCTTTAAGAACAGTTATCATTGGGTCTACATTAACGCCAGGATAAGTTTTCATGTGATATGCAATTGTTTCTATAAATGGAAACTTTGTAACAAGCTTATCTACTTTTAACAACAATGGATATAGTTCTACATCATACTTGTTATTCTCTGAAGCAAACTTATCAATATTGAACGTTTCACATGTAGTTGATGTAGCATAATCATTATGATATAGCTTTTTAAATCTAACTAATGTATCCACATCTTTTGTAAGTTCAGGTAACACTTCTCTCATTCCTGGTTTAGCATTAAACGTAGCATCATAAACACCCATCATCTTCTTGATAAGTCTTGCTATAACTACACGTCTGAATGGTTTGTTATCACCTTTCAAGAATGTTTCTAGGCTCATAAAGTTATGAAGATTGTACATCTCCAACACTTTAATTTCTCTATCAGACATAATTACCAAATTAACATGGTTCTTAAACATACCAAATAGATAATCTAACACTGGACGATCAGACTCCTTACCATAAACAGTCAAACTCTTTCTTGTGTGAAGAGTTTTACCACTTAGTATGATAGGTGTAAACTTAGCATTGGATCCTGTATAACGTTCAGGAGTCTCAGCTATCTTACAATTGACATCACCTTTCTCTTTTACGCCACCATTTTTAGAAGCTTTAGGCTTAGGTTTGTAGTTCTTAGCTTTATCAGCAGCAATCCATGCTTCTGGTATCTCAATAGCATCAAGATCAATAAACTCTTCAACTATCTTATTGACACAAGATTGAAACTCTGTAATGATCGCTCGCCACTGCGTCTTAGGATAGTTGTACAACTTCAATAAATCAAAGTAGGAAGACATATCTGGACTACCAAGAATTGTATTTCTCTTTGCTTTATCTTTAGAGAATAAAGTGAAGTCTGTAACCTTCTTGACAAACTTTACAGATTTACCTTTCCATATCTCTTTAATGTAACGACGTTTACGATCACCAAATACACCAGTGAATATAGCAAGCTGAGCACTTGATCTATTTCTACTAATGTTAACTTGCTTATCCCAATGACCTCTAGTTTCAGATAGTCTACTTCTGTAACTATTAAGTTCATACTTTGCTTCATACTCAAACATCATATAGTCTTTAACTTTGAAAAGACTTTCTGCTGTGAAATATGTACATCCTATCAACGTTGGTTTACGCATTGGAATCGTAGCATGCTTCAAGATTTCAGTAACTTCCATATCATCACCATTGTGGTTCTTGATATATCTAGCACTTGAACTAAAATACTCAATAGCTGTACGTACATCGTCTGTATCTACAATAGTTTCATTGTATTTAGCCATGAATACATTAGCTACAGTTGCAATCTTAGCAAGGATGATCTGCTTAGCTTCCTGAGTGTATCTCAATGCCTCTCTGTTAGGAGTTGGAAATATACCATCTGTAAGACTAAACTTAAGACCAAGGCGTACATCGATACGTTTGATACCAAGCTTGTCAAAGTCTAATGGATAGTAAACGTTATCAAGACATACATGCAGATTGTGATCTGGACATAATTCAGACTTCTGATAGTGCTCACTTCTGAAGATGGTGAACTGGTTGTTCATATCATCAACATCAAAGTATACGCTTTCAAAATATGCTAGCTGCTCTTTAATCTTAGTCTTGAAGTCATAGCTATCTGACCACTTAACAGGGATGGTAATCTTGATGCCATTACTCTTATCAGTAGGTCCTTCATGTAACAAGTCGATAGAATTTACATCTTCTCCTTCGTACATCATATACTTACGTTCCACACCATTCTTACGTGCTGTAAAATAAAAGCTAGATGCGTAAGCTAATGGAGCCTTAAAACCAAGGCCCATCATACCTAATTCTGTAGTGCTATTACGCTTTGTACTCTTACCATACTTACTGATAATGTTTTCTACATCATCAGCATCTAAGCCTGTACCAAAGTCCTCAACAGAGAACTCATAGTTATTAGATACCTTAGTGAGCTTAACAATAATAGGTGTATCAACACCAGCCCTACGATGTGAGTCTAGTGCATTACTAGCACACTCGCGTATTGTTGAACCAATAGCATCTGAATAAAGATTCTTACTTAACATCTGCATCAATACTTGTGCAGAGTCTAAGTCTAACGACATACCAATAGTAGCTTGTGTACTATTGACTTCATGTATTAAAGATTGTGTTTGTTTTTCTAAGATCATGATTTCTAGTTTTAAATGTCTATTTTCTTTAGCCAATCAATAGTGTAACCGTTGTTCTCCTTGATTAGCATGTTAACTTTTGTAAATACTCCCTCTGTACTCCAATCACCATTCCTATAAGAAGCTGAAGCTGGATGACTAATTGGAAACTGCCAATCAAATCCTGTTAGATACTTTCTAACCTTTGATGCTTCTTTACCTAAGAATATTGTAGGAATTCCTGAAAATGCAAATATGTTAGTGAATAGATAATCATTAAATGAATCCCATAATTCTAAATGAGCTCCTGCTTTATTGATTTCTGTTGTTAACGCTGCATTATACATGAGCACTCCCTGGTGTGCTAGATAGCTGACATCTGGATCCTTAGCTCTATCAAGAGCAAACCCATTGTACAATTCTCTTTCTATACCACCATAAAACTGCTCCAAGCTTGGCTGTAATGCACCTGTTGTGCTACAGCCCATCAGTAGACCGTCGGCTACTGGAACTCCACTCCTTAGTACATGATAAGGACACATGCCTACAATGATAACCTTCACTTCATTAAGGGGTGTTTCTTTAAAGCATCTAAACACATCATGAGAGAAAGGGACAATCATCTTGCCCCTTTTACTCTCTGATTTTAAATGTGCATAGATCTTATCGCACTCCTCGCTTTCAATGAATGGTCTCATCTTGTCATGCCAACTCTCATGAAACATGTCTTTGAAATTGTCCCAAATCATAATGATAATTCTAATTGTTGAGTTAATTGTGGTGCACTAATGATTGCAGGTTTTCTCTGTGTAATAAGCTCACCTTGAGCATTGACAAAGAAACTGTGAGCACTCATGTGATCTGTCATCCAATTGGTAGGATGTGTCTCCTTCAAAGAGAATGTAGTGTGCTGGTATAACTCCCATAAACTGCTCTCAGCGCCATAATTGTGTGTAGGATGCTGTAGTTCCTTACGAATGATATTTAACTCACTAGAGCTAATAAATCCTTCTTCTACAATCATACGTCCAATCAATTCACCTTGCTGTCTTTTGGTAAGCTCTACCTGCTTCATCAACTCACGTTGAATCTGCATCTCACGGAATGAATCACCTGCACTCTTGATGTACTCAGTGATAGACTGTGGTGTGAATTCTTGGATATCACCCACATGCTTGCGCTTGAATGTACCCATGTCACCATTAACCATACCGTTAGCACAAATGAATACATGGATACCAATAGCAAACTTCAAGCTCACTTGCTTGTTGTAGCTATTCTGCCATGCAATCTGGATCTGCATCTCACTGTCTGCAACGTTACTAATGGTATACTTACCAGTAGCAACTTGACCTTCACCTGCCCAAGTATAAGCTTGTTTGTCAAGCTTAAAGCCTGACTTCTCTATACTGTTTAAGGTGGTGTCAATTAACTGTCCGTGACTAACTGGCTTGTAACGCTTAGTCTGCTCTGGTAACTTTACAGCTACCAAGTCTTGTAATGTTGTGTTATAAACTGGTCTTTTCATGATTGTGATAGTTTGATTTTAATTCCAAAAAATGATGATAATATTCCTTCTAGGTTCTCAATGCCTATGCATTCAATAGAGTCTCCTTCTGTAGTCTCTAACCATTCTGTCTCTTGTTGTATCTCATACACAAGATCTTCCAGCGCTACTGCTAATTGTTCAATATTCATATTAATTCTTTCTCTTTAAGATAATCCTCTATTGCTTGCATACCATGAGCTTTTGCTAAATCAGCCCAATCCTTAATGCCCTCAGATAAATACTTCCTGGGCACATTACAATAATCAAATCCAAACATCTGTGTGATCTGTTGTGAATTCTCTACGCCTGTTACATCGCTATCAAAACTGAGAATCTGACTAGCAGAATTACTCTTGATATACTCAACGTTCTCAGGAGAGAAACAACCTATGCCCTCATTCTGTACAGCACAGCTGCACGGGAATAGTTTCTTCATGACCATGTAGTCTTTCTTTGATTTGTTGATAAATGCTACATCACATAGTTTGATGTCATCTTTACCATCCATTGCAGTAATGGGTACATTATTTGGTACCCACTTGTTCCTTTTGTCTTTAGCATGTGGACGATATATCTTCCACTTGTCATCATATAGATAACCAAATCTAAGCTCATCTATACCTGCTGGAAACAGCTGCTTGTTTAGAAATACCTTAGACACACTATAGACATTGTTAGCTTTTAGATCTTCTATGTCTAGATGATACTGAGCCCAATACGCCAACTCTTCCTTTGTAAACTTCTTTACTACTACCTGGATATTAGAATAAGTCTTAGCCATCTTTACAGGTTGTTTATATTCTGTAATGATACGCTTATACTCTTCTGTATTTGTGGTTTTAGAAAAGCCCAGTCCAAGATCTCTATCGATAATTTCTAGTGTCTGTCTTAAATCTCTGAGATTAAATAACATTCTAACAAAATCAAAACATGATCCTCGTTTACTAGTGTCTGCAAAATCAATAAAGGTCAATCTTCCTTGCTTGTTACCAATCATGAAAGATGGATTGTTCTCGTTTCGAAATGGAGAAAAGGTTATAACATTAGGCACCCAATCAGTATTAGGCATATAATATCTAAAAACATCATACTCACTCACTTTGTCAAGCACCTTCTCTGGAGTGATAATAGAGGGACGCTTCATTCCGTTAATTGCCATTTTGGTAGTTTTTAGATAATAAGAAAGCCCAATCTAAGATAGACTGGGCTTTTCTGGTTTCACTAAAACAAATTATGGTACAATCTTAATAATCTGCTCCTTCTGTAGAAATTACTTTATCAGTTTCTACTAAGTTAGATGTAGAATCATAATCTTGAAGATCTTTGAATGTATAGTAATCTTTACATCCGTACTCTCCTGTTACATTAAGAACAAAACGTTCGTGTTGTTGTAACTCTTTAGACTTCTTGAATGAAACTCCTCTGATTACAGCAGCATCGTTATAGTTAACTAAGCGCATCTTCTTGATAGAATAACCTGGGAAGAATGCTTTGTTGTAAATGTTCTGATAAGACACTGGTCCTTCTTCTTTCTCCACAGTTTTAACTGTAGCCAAGACACCAACGCTAGCACACCACTCACCACCAATCTCATCTTTCCATTCTTTCAAGTTACCAGCGATAACCTTTTTCCAATCCAAAGTTACTTCGCAGTCATCTTTAGAGAAATCTAAGTTACCTAACCAAGTACGGAAGAATGTGATTAACTCCTCCTCACCTGTATATGCTACACGATAGTCACGCTTAGCAAACCAGGTAGGAAGATTGTCCTCACTAGTAGCCCAGCTACACATACCGATATTATTAACATATTGTTTCTTTGTACCATCCTTGTTAACACGCTTTGTGTCTTCCAAGAAGAATGTTACCTTATCAATGAAATCACTCTTAACATCTTTTAACCAGATGTCAACACGCACTTTTGCTACACCATCTTTCTCATAAAGATATTCTGTAGCCTTGCTGTCTTCCTTAAGCTCACGTCCAAGTATATCTTTATACTCTTCTGCTGTTGGGTTGATAGCAATTACGTCTGCTTCAAAGATTCCTACTTTCTTTGTGAATTCTTTTGTTGTTGTTACTTCTCTTTTCTGTCCTCCAATGGCCATGATTTCTAGTGTTTATTTGTTAAAAATTATTTGTAATACTCGTCAATTGTGTCTACTACTGTTTGTAAGTTATTAGGAATCTTGATGTTAGTAAACATTCCATCAGGACTCTTTGCAGGAAACTTCTTAAACCTATTGGTTACAAAGTTATACGTACAAGTGCCATCTTTATTCTCCTCTACAAATGTGTAAAGACAAATAGTCAATAAGCCCTCTAATACAATTTGGTTATCGATCAACTTACCTGCTGTCTTGATCTTGTATCCTGTTACTTCACCACCTTCTTCAATAGTTTCTGGATGTGTGAAATAGAACACTTTCAAATCTTCACGCAATTTACGAGCTTCTTGAAATAAAGCCACCATATCTCTAGCCATAATGCTAAATTTAGTGAAGCCAACTTCTGTAGCTCGTGACACAATGTTAAAACCCATGATGTAGTTTGAATCCTCAATCACAATGTTCTTAATGTGTGGTGCTTTCTCAGAGATTACATGCAACAATCGAGTGATCTCGACTGCGTCATCTAACTCTTTGTAGTTTTTCTTTTCAGCGTTGTACAAAGACTCAGCTCCTTTGAATGGTAACTCTTTCTTTGCTACATTAATGATGTACGTTTCTTCTGGATTTAGGTGTTTTACTGACGTTGATTTACCTGTTCCAGTGGACCCTACGATCCCAATCAATTTGCTTGCCATGTTATAATATTTAGTTGTTATTTAATACTCTAATTTACGGATTTTATGTGACATTTACAACATTGATTTTGTCTCTATCGAAGAATTCCAACGCCTTATTTAACCATTTTTCCTCTACAGATTCATCAGTGGACAGTATGTATATAACAGCTTTCTTATCTGGATTATTATACTCCATAGCCATACATCTATTTATCTTTTGTGCCAAGTTCTCTGCATTACTATCGAAATAGTTAATTATCACTTTGTTTAATGGTTTGTATGTAACACCTGTATTACCAATCTTTACAACAGCCATGTGATTACCTTCTCCTTCAGCAAACTTTTTGAAGCCCTCTTTGTCGGGCGATTTGCTGTGGTGTGATGGAATACCTAGACTGTCTGCACTATCAGTAGTACCACAAAATACAAGAACACGTTCGTCCTTATACTTATCTAAAATAGCTTTGGTTAATCTAACCTTGGCTATAGATGATTGAATAATCCTCATACGTTTCAGACGTAACATCATTGTGTTCTTGCCTTCACGTTCTAGTTGATCAATTACCCATGAACATGCATCAAAGTGCTTCTTCTCAGTTCTAGCTTTACCCTTAATGGTTTGAACTATCTTGTTATCTAGAGGAGTCTTAATCACTGTGATTTTATAATCAACAATAACTCCTTCTTCAATAGCTTGTTCAATAGGATAATGAGCTAACACTGGTAAATCTAGTCTTTGATGTAGTTCTGCTTCTGTCCATGAGGACAGCGTACCTGTCAATCCTAACACTTGATTATTAAACAATGTTAAATCATACGCAGCATCCAGCTGTGCATCAGATAACAAATGTATCTCATCTATAATCACTATATCATATTTGTTTGCAATATGTTTGTGCATAGATAGATGTGTTGTATAAGTGATGTTAGAATTCTTATACCCTCTTGTTTCAAAATCTTGTTCCCAAGAGTCTTTGATCTTAGCATCTGGATAAGCTATCAAGATAGATATATCTTTAGGCATTTGTTCCAAGATGTTAATGGTTGTATAGATTTTACCAAATCTAGGACATAGATTGAGGATACCCCATTTCTTTTCCATCCACACCTGTGCAAACTCCTTTTGTCTCTGGTTTCTTAAACTCATGATAAGAAATAAGTTTTATTTACTACTGATTGATAATCGGACTCTGTCATCTCTTTAAGACGTGGTAGTTCTTTGAACATACCTATCTGACCTAAGAAACCTAGACCGATTCTAACATCGTCTTCACCATAACTATTTTTAATTAGTCGTAATGATCTAAAATACTTAGCGCCATATTCATCTTTAAGCTTATCTAGTTGATAACCACTAGGGTCTTCCACTTTATATCTCATAGGATCAAATAATGCCACTACAACATCAGCATCGTTCTGTGTGCTTGAACTATCAGCAAAGTCTTCTAGCTGCGGTTCTACATCACCATTCTTAATCCTCATAGGGCTAGAGATATCACGATTAAACTGACTGACAACAACAGGCGTATATCCAAAGAAGTCACGAGCATATCTCAGCTCATCAGACATCTTGTCGATGGACGCTTTCTTTGTAGGATAGTCTTTAGTAGTCTTTAACAAACCAATGTGATCGATAACAACAATAGTGATAGTATTACTATCATTAGGTTCATACACTCTATTGTATTTGTCTATCTCACGTATCACACCATTCTCTTCTGCATGCTCTTTGAGCTGTTTAGCTATACCCACTGGGTTCTCTGGACCATCAATGATTGTAATAACATCTTTCATCCTGTCAACATATGATTCATATGTTAAGAATAGATCGTGCTCATCATGAGTCATCTTCTCCTTTTGCCAGCCCAATAGTTTAGGTACAGATATAATCATACCATGATCCATAAAGATCTTTCTACTCACCCACTTTGCAAACTTATATGTTCTACTACGCTCCATGGATCTATATATAATCTTCAGCTTAATGTCTGTATTATTAGCCTTAGAGATATACCAATCAAATGGATTGAGAACATACGCATCATCAATGAAACTTGTCTTACCTGAACCAGTTAAGCCACCCACCAATGTGTACATAGACTTACGGATACCAATGTATCTATTGAGTCTATCAAATCCCATAGGAATACCATTGTTCCTACCATCAAGTCCATTCTGAACTTCTTTTGCCAAATCTTGAAAACTCATATATTTGTCCCTCCTACTGGTTTAGTTGATTCTTTAATTGTAATACCTTCTCTAACCAACTCAATGAATGGTTCAAAGCTACGTTGTGTGAGATATGTCAAACTGTTCTGCATGTATTTAAGCTTGTTACTGTTGTTCTTTACAGAGTTCTCTTTCTTCTGTAAGATATCAAACTCTAATGCTCCTATTAGATCATCAGCTGTATACTCTCCTTCTGATAAAATAGCATTGAACTTAAGCTTACAGTTTTCTATATCTCTACGTAAAGCTCTTGTACCTGAGAACGTCTTACCTGCATGTTTAAATGTATCAGTACCTGGATAAGCTTTCCACCATCTATCAAAGTCTTCGCTTACAGGCTTGTTCTTAATGATCTTTTCAGTGGGTGCTTCTTCTTTGAGAAACTTCAATACATTCTTACCTGTAAGTGTTAGTTTATTCTCTCCTGATACCAGTCCTTTACGATAAACACCTTGACATATGATTTCAAGCTTAGCATCACCTTTAGACAACTCTTTAATATCATGGCCTTCCTCCACTAGTTTGAGGAGAAAGACCATGTCAAGAGTGAATCCAGATTTAAGAAGTTCTTTGAAATGATAAAGTGTTAATTTTACGTTCATAATTTCTAATTATTCTTTTATCTATTTTAGCAATTAAACTTTCAGGAATACAAACATTGATTCTAGCTTTCTCTTGTAGAATTTCTAGATCATTAAGATTGATTTTATCGCTCATAAAAACTTCAATTTGAGCCTTACCAGGATCATTTAATGAGTGATAAAATGCATGCATTTCTTCTTGTAAATATACTAAATCTTTCTGAGCCTCGTGCTCATAATCTTCGATGTGTATCATGATTTTTCTTTTTCGTACTCTCTAAATTTTACATCTAATGTGTGTCCTGTGTTATTCCAGAACTGGTCACAATAAAACTTACCCTCTTCACGAGGTGATTCAGCAAAGAACGATTGTCTCCACGGATTCTCTGGTGCTGTGAACCTATAGCAGTCATACTTCATAGGACACTTCTTGTCTCTACACATTGCGATATCAGCCATCGATTTCTATTTCTTTAATAACCTTGCTGTAATCATTTTTCTTTTCTTGAAGATGCTCAACATATGCTTCAGCAGCCTCCCTGCTATAAAATGTTTTTATTGTGCCTCCTAGTTCGCCACCTTTTATATACACTTCATATTCAGTATGTATATGCTTATTATGAGCAGGTATTGAAGGATTATAACTAAATCTAGCTTCTCTAATTTCTGTTACTGTTACTTTCATTGTCTTGTTGTTTTGATATTTGTTCAAGGTATTCCCATTTTACTATTTTAACGATTAAACCACATCCCGTGATAGAACATCTCCATTCTGCACAATATGGATCTTGGCAATTACATCTAAAACAATATACCTTCTCACCATTGGAAGTTATTCCCTCAATATCCTTACCTTTAATCGGAAGTTCCATTGTCTTGTTGTTTAGCTATCTCAATAAGTTTATCTATACAAGCATTCTCTGCTTCTTCGTATGTTTTAAACGCTTCGCTTGTCCATAAACCATATTCAGCTATGTAAACATTTGGCAAAATTCTACGAGGATGAATATGAGCACCATACATCTCCCTAAACCATCTAAATACTTGTTGTTTAAGTGGGGCAGGAATATCCATTCCGTGTCTATAAAATGATATCTCTAACTCTTTATTAAAAAGATAATTAGCTAAACATTTCTCATCAAACCCTAATTCCTTCAAGGCTAATGCTTGCTCGTATGAGCAGAACTCTTTTTCTAAGTTTTTTTCCATTGTCTTATATGTCTATGTGAATAAGGAAACTAATCTTACGACTTAATGTAGGATACTTCTCAAGTAACCATAATGTCAAAGGATCTTGCTCATCATCACCAATGTGAAACTCTAAATAACTATGAACGTTATGTCCTGTATGAACATCAAATCCAGCCACTATGTACTGATGTAACCCTTCAGGTATCTCTGATAGCTTAATTACTGATTTAGTTATTGTTTTCATTGTCTTTGCCATAAGTTTCGTTGTAATAATCTTTTGGTGAATGATTCATTCCATCTATTAGTCCTTCTTGATATCCTCTACTTATCTGCTCTTTCTCCATTTGTTTGGCTTGGTTAATTTTAGATTTTAAGTGTTCGTTTCCAGCTTCAATTTCTACCTGAAAAGTATAACTATTTTTTACTAACCATTCTACTGCCGTTTGTTTAGTTTCCATTTTGCTTTATAATTAATATTCCTGATTTAGTATATCTTCCTGGTTCTAACTTACCATGCCATTCTTCATGACTAACTTCCATAGCAAATGGTTTGTATGGTTCGTATGGCAAAACTTTAACTTCTTCTGTTATTGTAAACTTCAAATAAGCCCAGAAAATCATAAATAAAATCATTATGATTATAGTAACTTCTATAATGTATTTTCTCATAAGTTTATAATGTTTGCAATGAACCATCTCATCAAGCCACCAACTAGCAAGCCTACGAGGAGGCTCACTAGTGATGTTTGAATTAATAGATGACTCATCTTCTTTTGAAGATTTGTCATTAGTCTATCAGTTTAGAAATGAAACTTTGCTGTATGATATCCTCTGGGTTCTTACGAGCTCTAGCATAAGCTACATCTAGCTCGACTTTAGTGAACAAGAATGGATGTACACCTGCATCATTTTTCAATAACACAGCTTCATACACTTCATTAGCTCCTTTTTTCTTAAGCTGATTAGTAACTTCTACTACTTTTCCTACACGAGTTTTAATTGACATACTGTTTTTGTTTAAACGTTAAAAATAAAATTAAAAATAAATACGAATGTGATCCTTACAGATAGTCACACGAGATGGCTTACAATCAAATGTAGAAC